GTCTCTGTCGCGCATGCTGCTGCGGTGTCTTGCCTGTTGTTGATTTTGGATGCGTTGCACTTCTTGTGCAACCATACGGGCTATGGCGCGTTCGTCTTGACCCGGTGCGGCGTTGATGGTGATGTTCACCGCCATGGGTTGCGCGGTAGGCTGCACCATCATCGGGTGGGCAGAAAGCGGTGGTCGGTTATCTACCTGAATTGGTGCAGCGGTTGCCACGCTCATGCTCAATCCTGTCGCCAATAAGGCGTTTTTGCCGTAGTTTAAAGCATTGAGCAACGGCACGCCAAGGCGCGAGGTGGTTTCTTTGGTCATGATGTATTCGCCTCCGTGATACACACCTTTCGGTTCATATTTTCCACCGTTGCCGGCGTAACCGCCGTTCCATTTTGGTCGTGGCGGAGGTGATGTATAGTCGCCCGCCGGGTCCATCGAATAATTAGCAATTTTTTCAATGTTTGCCGCATGTTCTTTTGAAACTATGCTAGTTGCCACCTTATCAAGGCTCGGCATGTGGTCTATCACCCATTGGATGCTATCCATTAGCCATTGTAAAGGTTTGGTGACTAAATCAATGCCTGCGGCAAGCCATTCACCAAATTTTTTGCCTGCGCTTGCGGCGGCATCTAGGTCTTTCTGTGTACTTTGCACCGGTGAAAGTAAGTCGGTGAACCATTTCACGGCTTTCTCAAGCCAATCCACTATAACGCCAAATAATGCGCCTAGCGGTTTGAACTTTTCTATCACCGGTGCAAGCCCTGATTTTAAGCCTTCCCAGAAGCCCCCGAAGAAAGCTTTGACTTTATCCCAGTATTTGTAAATCAGCAATGCAGTTGCCATGAAAGCGATGCCGACCGGGGAAAGAAGCATTGGCAATAGTTTAAGTGGCGAAAGTAGCCATCTTGCAATCGTTCCGCCTACACCGCTAATTTTCCCTGCGAATTTCGGTAAAAGGATGTTGAGTTTGCTTACCCCGAGAAATAAGCGTGCAATAGGATAAAGCACAAAACTTAGTGCGAAAGCGAGTGCGCCAAACACCGTGAGAGAACTACCGATTGCACCCGCAACTAATAAAATATTTTTAGCAAGTTTCGGATGCGCTTGAATCCATTTATTACCTTTATCAATCAGTCCGCCAATCTTTTTCATTAATGAATCCAGTGTTGGCGCAAGCGTGCCACCAATGGTTGAATTCAGGTTAAAAATTTGATTTTTAAAAATACCCCATGTCGATGAAAGAGCTTTCATCCGCGTTTGAAATTCACGGTTCATTGAGCCTTGTGCTAATTCGTCATTGGCTAAGGCAATTTGACGTTTCCATTCATCGGTATTCTTCACCAGTTTTATAATTTCATCGCCATAGTTTCCACCTACAATATCCGTCAAGACGGCAGAACGTAAATGCTCCGGAATAGTGTTTATGCGCTCTATGATGGTCATCAATGTGCCTTGAGCGTCTTTTACCATACCTTTTTGAATTTTGCTTGCATCTAGCCCTAATGCCTTTAACCCTCTTTTTACCGGCTTCATGGTTGTTGCTCGAGAAAGTCGGCTAAATGTAGAGCTGACCGCATTTGCTGCTGAACTTTCATCGGAACCAAACGTCATAAGAGTAGAACCAAGTGCGGCAACATTTTTATCGGTAATTTTTGCTACCGCACTAATGCCACCTAGGCGATTCATAAAACCAATAATGGCATCACCTTTCGAAATAGCATTATCATCAAGATAGTTAATCGAATCAGCCAATTCTTTTGAGGCTTGAATAGATAAATTCCAGTTTTTACTCACCTTACCAAAGTTTTCAGTAAGTTCATCAGGATTTGCCGCATCAAAGGCGGTTGCCATTTGCGTGTTTAATCGTACAAAATCTTCCAATTCGTCTTTTGGAATATCCATTCGAGCCGCCGATTCAATCATATTGGCGATTTCTACAGTGGTGAGTGGCAATTCTGTCGATAATGCTTGGATTTTATTTTTCCATTCGTCAAATTCAGGCGTGAAGTTTCCGGCATTATCTTTTAATCCTTGTACTTGTCTTGCCACACCCACCATGGCATCTTCGAAGTTCATAAAATCACTTACGGATTTTGCAAGGGGCGCTGTGATGGTTGCACCTGCCGCTGATGCTTGGGCGCCAACCATTTGTGCTTTTCCACTAATGTCTTTTAATGTTTCGACTTGCCCTCGATAACGATTGTAAGCAGCTTGTTTAGCATTAAGTTTAGCCAATGCAGCTTCTTGTTGTCTGATCTGCTGATTTGCACCTTTTAACTTGCTTTTGAGTGCGTCTTGTCGCTGGGCGAGTGTTTTTGCTGATAACCCTGAGGCGTTTAATTCTTGGCGTGCTTGGCGCAATTTGAGTGCAGCTTGCGCTTGTTCGTTTTTGAGTTGTTTTACCGCTTGTTGGGCATTCAAGACCTTAGCACGAAATTCATTTGTTGGATTTTTAGCCGTAGCAAGCTGTTGCGCATAATGTTTAGATTTTTGTTGAGCTTGCGCGAGTTCTTGATTTACCGCACTCAATCTATTTTTTAAAGGGTTGAGTGTTATTGCGTATTTTTTGATAGCAGATTCTGTTTCTTTATCTTGTTTTGTTAACTGTGCGCGAATAGCCTTGTTTTCTTTCAGCTTTTGAGAAAGCGCAGACACTTGCTTGTTTGCATTGCGCAATGGGGCTGAAATTTTATCAATGGCATTTAATAAAACAGTGAGTTGTAAATTATTCATTCTTAATTACTCGCTTTTATTGACAAGGTTCTTTTCTTGGCTTAATAATTAACCAAACAAAAGGAGGGAGATATGATCGCAATACTTTCTTTATTTATTCTCGCAGTGGGCTTATTGGGTCTCGCTGTCGGTTTTGGCTTTATTGCATTGCCTTGGGTTGTTTCCGGCATTATTGCCGCTCCTGCGTTATTTCTTTATATGTTGATGCTTGGCTCCGTGCTTTGGCTTGTCGAAATCAACTTCTTCCTTGGCATGGCTGCACTCGTAGTCTATTGCTATTGGGCGCACATTATTCGCAAGCACATCAAATCAAAATCTAAAAACTTAGTTGCTCAATAATTAGGTTTTCAATCAATTCCACATCACTTTCCGAAAAGCCTAGCAATTCACGCTGGGCATATTGCACCTTGATACCTTTGTTTTTATTCACCGTGCCTTGTAAGCCATATTGATGCACGTTTGCAATTGTGGCACTTGACCCATTAAACCCCACTGAAACCTCATTGCCATTTGACCGCACTTTTAAATACCTAGCAGTGCGAAGCTTGGCGAACATGGCTTTGCGTTTGATTCTGCCTTTCTTTTTGCCGAATTGTTTTTGTGGTTTGCGTGGTTCAAATGCGGTGCCGTCGGGGTTTTGTTGCCGAGCAATTCGAGCTTGTTGGCTTTTGCGCAGAGCTTGCCCAATATTACGCGCCAATTGTCGGCGAGCCTGTGGAGACAGGTTGTTAATCCGCGCGGTGAGTTTTGCCTGTGCTTGTTCTACGGTTGCCATTTTTCACCATCAAAAATCAGGTTGTTTTCATTCTCTAGGTAAACTTTCACCTTCGGGTTATCCCACACCGGTTCTTTAGCGTAGTGCATTTTCACTTCATCGGCGGTTTGTTTTGCCACGACACGTTCTGTCAGCATGATTTCAAAGGAGATGTCGGCGGTGTTGTTATTGTTGTAATCAACTTGGAACTTGAACGCATTTTCGCGGCGTTGTGGATTTTCAAAAATTTCGGGTTGGTTGATGCGTAAATAAGCGATGATAGGAACAATCAGGCTTGCAATGTCTTGGGCAAAATCCGTGATGATAATGTTGAGGGTGTAGCGATATTCAAAGCTGAAGGATTCTGCACCGGTGGCAACGATTTGACCGCCGTCCACATAAAGCTGTAAGCGGTCGGGATTTTTTACAAAGTCGGGAATGCTTTGTTCAAGGATTTTGCGCAGTTGGTTGGGCTTTTTCATTTTCTGAAATTCCGTTGTTGCATTTCATATTTTTGCTGACAATCTACGCAACGGCTAACACCCGGAATCAATTGTCTGCGTTTTTCGGGAATAGGCGCATCGCAATCTTCACAATAAACACGGCTGACCGCTTTGAAAGTGCGGTGTTTTTTGATGGCAATTTCACGCGCCATTTCTTCCAGTTGTTGCGCTCGGTCGAATTGGTCAGTCATTTGGCGGTTTCCTTATTAAATTCTTCTATGCACTTTTTCAGGCTGTCATTTTCAATAACGCATAGATTCAGGCGATGTTGTGTTTGTTGATAGGCTTCTGCCAGTTCGCCATTGGTGCGAATTGGTGGCGAAAATTGACCGCACTCTGTTGCCGTTGGGCAAAGTATCGGTTGTTTAATGACTTGCGTTGTTGAGCAGGCTGCCAATGTCACTAGGGATAGGAGTATCAGACCATTCTTTGTGATTTTTAAGGGCATTTTTTAGCTCCAATGTTTGTTGTTGATTTTGATTTTTTAAAGCGTTAACCGCTTGGGTGAGTTGTGCCTGCTGTTCGGCAAAATTTTTTACCGATTGGTTTAAATCGATATAGGATTTTTGCCATTGTTCCTTAAGTAGGGATTCTTTCTCCGCTTTGGCGTGCCAGTGATTTGCCTGCCAACCTTGGAATAAGATGATCAGCACAAGGGCAATGGGTCCGATAAGCAATATCCACTTTTCTTTTTTGGTCAAGAAGCTAAACATAGTGCACGCTCCTTTTCTCTGCGCTCAATTAATCCTTTCAATGGTTCGCCGTTGGCATAGATCCAACGGGGAAATTGGTTGCACATAGCCTTGCTGTAACCTTGGCGAGCCATTTTAAAAAGAGTACTATTTTTTAACTTGCCACAGCCTAGATTGAATGTAATAGATGACAATGCATCAAAAGCACCTTGCGGCATACGTTGTGCATTTGCATAGGTGTTAATACATTTTTCTGCTTGTTTCACCCCTTTTACAAAGGCTCTGGCAATTTCTTCATTGGTATAAACCTTATTTGGAATAACTTTTTCAACGGCAGATGTAGTACCTATGCCGAAAGTGAGTACATCAGCAGGACAGGTGTATGGCATACGTTGACAACCTTCTGCATTACCTATTAGTAACAAACCTTTCTCTGATGTTTGCAATTCGTTGCCGTGCAAAGCGATGGTTAAACCTACAATTGTGGTGACACCGCAAGCCCATTTAGCGGTTTTTCTTATCATTAATTTTGTCCTCAATTTCCAGTTTTTTTAACTCGAAATCTTTTTTCTTGTAATACCAATTCACGAGGAAGGTGGCGACACCGATGATAATACCTGTGATAGATGCCACATCCGCCCAGTTGATGTTGCCGAATGTGTTTGCAATAAATCCCGTGAGCGATGTCATGCCGGCCCCTAAATATGAATATTTGCTTGTTGTATCTGTAATATTGAAATCAGCCATATCAGCTCCAAAGTTGTATTGTGTCTTGCGCCACGCTGATTTTCTCGGTGTCGGGTTCCGGCAAGGTCACTTCTGTGCCAATGGGGATGATCGCTTTATCCATTAAGTGCGGGTTGAGTTCGCAGGCGATTTCAAGTAAGCCTTCGCTTTTGCCGAAGTGTCGGTATAGGATGGCGTCAAGATTGTCGTTTTGTTGCGCACGTACTTTCATTAAATTAACTCCGCATCCACTCTGGGACGTTTTAATATGTCGCTGATCGCAAAGCGGGCGTCACGGCGTAATTCGTTGATACTGTCTTTGAGCAATTCCGCCTTTTTCTCGCCATCATTGGTGGTGTCATAGCTTGTATAGCGTTCATAAAGATTTGCCAATGCCAAGCAAGTGACGGCGCGGTGGTAGCGATAGACCAACACACTTTCGTTGTTGATTTTGGCGCAGGGAATATCGGCAAAGTAATCGGCGTTGCTGTGTTGTTTGAACCCGTTCAGTTCATCGTTGACTGCAGCAATAGCCTCAATTAAGGCATCTTTTAAGCGAGCCGTTGTGACTGTGCCATCTAAGCGAGCTTGATTGCGAAAATCAGAAATTTTGAGCGGCGGAAAAAAGAGGTCGTTCAATACAAGGTCTTCGCCTTGCCCGTAGTCTTCAACTTGTTTTTGCACTGCCCCCATTTCGTAATCCGGGGCAAGTTTTATGGAGATGGATCCGTCTGACATAAAAACACCTATAAAAAAGCGGGGTGAGGATTAAAAGTGCGGTTAAAAATTCTAGGAATTTCCACCGCACTTTTAATCCGCCCCGCGGCTGCGTGATTTGCTCGGTTTCAAAACCGCTTATTCATCGGCTTTGTTTAATTGCTTACGTAGCTTTTTAATATCGCCTTTCACGCCGATGGACTGATTTAATCCCAAGGCGCGTTCTAAATATGCCAGTGCCTGTTCCGGGTTTTTGTCGGTTAAAAGCAAGCCTAATTCACGCAATAATCTAGCTCGGCTTTCATCCGGCATATCACAATCGGCAGTGATGCGTTGCACTTGTTCCAAATAAGCCACTTCAAAAGGTTGATTTGCCGCTGCCGCCGCTTTGGCTTGGTCGGCAAATTCTTCTGCCAACATAGTGCCAAGTGTGCGGGTGAAAGGTTCCGGCAGGCGTAAATCATGAAAGACGGCATAATCGGCAATTTGTAACGCAAGGTGATATTCGCCACAGTCAATCGCCCACACGCACCATGTCATCAGAACATTGTCTTGTTTGCCGGTGCCGGCAGATAATGCACCTTCAATCCATGGCAGGTAATCCGCCAAAATTTGTTTTTTATATGCTGCTTTGCGTTCCGTCGATTGGATTTGTTTTAAATCCTTGCGGTGACGGGCAAGCAAGCGGCACATTTTTTCATATTCGGTGAAATCGCTTAGGTCTTCGGTTTCCGCTGCGTGAGCCACAGCAGCGGAGACAGTACGAAGATGAATTTGTGCGGGTGAGAGACGTTCAGCCATTATTCTTTATCTTCAAACGTGATGTTTTCGATTAAAGCCGCGCAACCGTATTCTTCGACTTTGTAGTCGATGTTTTGCGATAAGTAATCTTCTACGCGGTTGCGTTTCGGGTTGTTCTTAATGAAACGACGCATTGAACCTTCCTGAATGTAGATGGATAAGTTATCCAACCGGGTAATCAGGATTGAGTTTTTCGGGAAGAACGGCACACGAATCGCTTTTAAACCACCAATTTGTTTTTGTGAGATGATCACTTGGCTTGCAAGGTCATCGGTCGGTTTCAAATCGGTGTTAATCATGTTGAAATATTTATCGTTTAAGATTTCACGACCACAAATCACCACCAATTCGGTGTCATCGGCATAAACTTCATCAATTAAGGTGTTGACGGCGTCAAGCACTAAGGCATCAATGTTTTCATAGCCGTGGTCTTTGGATTGACCTTTACCTACCTTGATTTTGTTTTGGGTGTTTGCCCCATTCATCACATGAGACGGCATATCATCACGCATTTGCTGTAACCAACCTTTTTTCACATCTTGCAGTTTCGGGTTGGATGATAAATCGGATGTTTCACTGCGGCTTGTTCCATTTAACCCCATCATAATGAGGTTCAAGGCGATAGTTTTTTGCGTTAAATTCGCCAGTTTTTTCTGGAAGTCAGGGTGTTTTGCCCATTGGTCGAGTTTTGGCCATGGAATATGAGTGTCAAAGTTGACTTGTTCGCATTTATATTTGCGACCGGTCATTTTTGAAATGTCTTTGGTTTCGCGCTCTTTGGTGTTGGTGTCTGTGGTGCTTGCAATCGCGGAAGCCACTTCAAGACCGACCAATTCCGCTTCCATTAACGGATCACGAACCACGTTAATCCATTGCAAGAAATTGGAACTTAACAATACTTTTTCAATCAGTTTTTGTTCTACGCTTGGCGTAACAGAAAACATTTCCGCCACATCATTACTGGTTACACCGTTTAATTCGGCGACACGTGCCACATAGGCATTAAATTTCTGTTTAGTTTCGTTGCGCATGGTTGTTCCTTTAGCAATCGGTTAAAAATTCGGATTTACCTTCACCGGCAATGATTGGACGTTTGCCAAAGTCAGCAGAAGGTGTTTTTTCAAGCGTGGTGAATTTGGCTTGAATGCTTTCATTGGTGGCTTTCATTTCCGTTAATTCGGTTTGCTGTTTTGCCAAATCAACAGAAAGTGCGGTCAATTTTTCCAATGTTTTTTGGGTTTGTTCCGCTAAAAGCTCAATAGATTTTTGATGGTCGGCAAAGCGTTCATCGTCGGTTTTTTCTTTTTCGGCAAATAATCCGCGGATTTTGGCAAAGACAGATAAACCTTTTTCTTTCACGTCTTCAAACTCTAATTCGGTTTCAATCGCGGCAGTGAAAAGGTTTTCAGCTTTTTCTTTGCGGTTGTTGAGTGGATTTGCGCTTGCGCCGGCAGAAAATGCCAACATTTCTGTGCCAAGACTTGCCGGATTGTCCGTTACCGCTAAACCCACCAAGTAGGCTTCACCGGTGTCGGCAAAATTCGGGTCGCACTCAATAGAGGTGTAGATTTTTTGGCGGTCTTTATTGAGTTTGATTAAATCGTCCGTTGGGTCGATTTGAGCCAGTAACTGCAATTTACCTTCAGCATTTTCTTCCGTTTTTAAACCAATTACATCGCCATAGCATTTTGAGTGCGGATCATCATTCCACATATAACGCCATTTAATGTGTTCAAGATTAATGCGTGCACCATATTTTTTCGGGTCGTAATTTGCCGCCATTTGCTCAATCCAAGTGCGATTGATTGTGCGACCGTCTGTTGTTGCGCCTTCTGTTGCAACAACAAACCATTTTGATTGTTTTGCCATTGGCTATTCCTTTCAGTGAGTGGGTTCAATGATTGCCATTATTCTGAAAGGCTTTTTTTAGCCGGTCTATTGCTTGCGGTTGTTGCTTTAGTTCTCACAAAGCAGGGCGAAAGACGACCGCACTTAGCCTTTCTATTATGCGTTCATAAATAGAAAGGATAATGAATGGAAGAACAAACAATTGAACAGGCTTTGCCGGAAGTGTCGGCAGACAGTAAACGACAGGCGCAGGTGATGTATTTTAGCGGCTATAAAATAGCTGAAATTTCACGCCAGTTAAACATTCCCGCTTCGACGATTGCCAGTTGGAAGGAAAGGGAAAAATGGGACGATTTCGCCCCTGTTGGGCGGGTTGAGCTCACGCTTGAAAGCCGTTTGAATTTGCTGATTCTAAAAGACAATAAAAGCGGTTCGGATTACAAAGAAATTGATTTACTTGCCCGCCAGATGGAACGCATGGCGCGAGTGAAAAAATATTCCTTTGGGGATGGCAATGAAACAGACCTTAACCCAAAACTGAAAAACCGCAATACCGGTGAACGCAGAAAACCTGAACAAAATGCCATTAGCCAAGAACAGGAAGAATTGCTGATTAATGGCTTTTTAGGTGGGATGTTTCAATATCAACGGATTTGGCATGATGCCAAGAAATATCGGATTCGTAATATTCTGAAAAGTCGTCAAATCGGTGCGACTTTTTATTTTGCGCATGAAGCCTTCGTGGATGCGTTGACAACGGGCCACAACCAAATTTTTCTTTCTGCCAGTAAAAAACAAGCCTTACAGTTCCGATCATATATTGTGAGCTATGCCAAACAAACAGCCGATGTGGATTTGAAAGGCGAGACCATCAAACTGCCCAATAGCGCAGAATTGATTTTCCTTGGTACCAACTCGGCAACTGCGCAATCCTACCACGGCAATTTGTATTTTGATGAAATTTTCTGGGTCCCTAAATTTGAAGAAATGCGGAAAGTCGCATCAGCTATGGCGTCTCAAAAAATGTATCGTCAAACTTACTTCTCGACTCCTTCTACGATTGCCCATTCGGCTTATGCTTTTTTTTCTGGCAAAGCTTTCAATCGAGATCGACCAAAATCAGAAAAAGTTGAAATTGATATTTCTCATGAAAATTTAAAAAATGGGAAATTTTGTGCAGATAGCCAATGGAAACAAATTGTAAGTATTTATGATGCGATGGAGGGAGGCTGTTCTCTTTTTGATATTAACAATTTGATTGCAGAAAACAGTAAGGCTGAATTTGAACAGTTATATTTATGCCAATTTGCTGATGATAACAGTTCCGCCTTTAAATTTGCCGACCTGCAACTTTGCCAAGTGGATAGTTTGGAAGAATGGCACGATTTCAAGCCATTTTATCAACGGCCTTTTGGCAATCGGGAAGTTTGGTTGGGTTATGACCCGGCATTTACTGGCGACCGTGCGGCACTTGCTATTGTTGCTCCGCCACGCGTGGAAGGTGGCGATTATCGTGTGCTACATAAACAAACTTTTCATGGCATGGATTACGAAACACAGGCAAGCCGAATCAAACAGTTTTGTGACGATTACAATGTGACGCGCATTGTGATTGACAAAACGGGAATGGGTTCCGGGGTGTTCCAAGAAGTGAAGAAGTTTTATCCGACCGTTCAGGGCTTGGATTATAACGCCGATCTGAAAAATGAGATGGTTCTCAAAACTCAAAACCTAATTCAAAAACGTCGCTTGAAATTCGACAGTGGCGACAATGATATTGTAACAAGTTTCATGACAGTGAAAAAACGCATTACGGGAACCGGGAAGATTACTTACGTTTCAGACCGTTCGGAAGACGCAAGCCATGGTGACATTTCGTGGGCGGTAATGAACTGTATATTGAATGTCCCTTACGGCTTGGGCGGTGATGTCGTCGCACAAAGCCAATCCGCTATTTTTACCTTTGAATAGGATGAATCAATGAGCAAATCAAAGAAAAAAACGACCGCACTTTCCGGCAATGCCACAGCACAAGCCTTTAGTTTTGGTGATCCGATTCCGGTGCTAGACCGTGCCGAAATTCTGAATTATTTTGAATCTGTACTGGTTTATGAAAAATATTATAATCCGCCGATTAATTTGGGCTATTTAGCCAAAGCCCTTGGCGCTTCCCCACACCATCAAAGTGCAATCACAGTGAAGAAAAATATCTTACTTTCCACCTGTAAAACGACCGCACTTTTACCCAGAACACAACTTGAAAAACTGGTTCAGGATTATTTGGTGTTTGGCAATGCGTTCATTGAAGTCGTGAAGAATGCGTTCGGTGATGTGATTGCACTTAGAGCGCCTTTAGCAAAATATATGCGTGTTGGTGTTGATGAAGGTCAATTCTTCCAAATCGTGACTGGCTATGAAGAATATGAATTTAAAAAAGGTTCCGTGCTGCAACTTATCAATCCTGACATTAACCAAGAAATTTATGGTGTACCGGAATATTTAGCTGCATTACAATCCGCATTTCTTAACGAGAGTGCAACCCTGTTCCGCCGTAAATATTATCTGAATGGTGCGCACGCAGGGTCTATTATTTATATGACGGACCCAACGCAGAATAAGGATGATATTCAATCCATCAAGGACCAAATCAAACAAACTAAAGGCACCGGCAACTTTAAGAATCTGTTCGTTTATATTCCAAACGGCAAGAAAGACGGCTTTCAGGTGATTCCGCTTTCAGATGCCGTATCGAAAGACGACTTCTTAAATATTAAGAATGCAAGCCGTGATGATGTGTTGGCCGCGCATAGGGTTCCACCTCAATTAATGGGGATTGTGCCAAATAATACCGGTGGATTTGGTGATGTGGAAAAGGCCACTAAGGTTTTCTTTGTGAATGAAATCATTCCACTTCAAGAACGGCTAAAAGAAATTAATGAACGTTTAGGCATTGAAGTGATCACTTTTAGCGAATACAAATTGCTAGAAGAAAAATAGAGATCCTTTCAAATAAAAATTGCCCGTGTTATTGCACGGGCTTTTTATTGCCATAAAGTTGTTGTTTTGTGCTGTGTGGTGCTAATACTGCCCAATGCTATTATATCAAATGACAATACCCTAGAAAGAAAAACCTATTGATTTTCCCCTATTTTTGCCCCAAATCGCATACGAAAAATCGCAGTCAAATCCTCGCCACGCCTGCGCACTAAATATAGTGATTTCAACGCAAATTGCGTTATTGCTTCAAACCTTACTAATATTGGCGTTATTGAGATCCATTTATTCAGATCCTTTAGCGCAAAACAACGCAAGAAAACGCAAAAATCAGATCTATTTTTTTGATGTATGTCACAAAAATAAAAAATAGTTTAAAATGCGTCCTAAAATGTTTTTAGGCACAATTTGGCACAAATAATTGAGATTGATATAATGCAACTCATTGAAGCAGTTAAGAACTTATTGCCGACCCTAGGCACCAATGATAAGT